CAGTTGTATTATCAAGTATAGCAAAACCATTGTTTTCTATCCCAGATAGATCTGGTGCAGTAGCAGCTGATAGATTTTGTATAGTCAATTCCATTTTAGCAAACTTTGAATAGAATGCTCCAGTAGAACCAATCAATCCAAGAATTACCATGATTACTGCGATGTTGTCTTTAAACTTACCCATTTTTTAACTCCCTTATTTCTATTAATAATCGTTGTTTTTTAATATTTATGTCATGCAAGATCTTTTCTACTTTAGCAATGGGATCATTGTTAATGTAATTAGATAAGTTAGCCTGGCTATAAATTTCTCTGGTATCTATAAAAACTTGGTTTGTATAAATATCTGTTGTTATATAAAATGTTGACTGGCTGTAGCTATCTAAAGAAATACTATTATTTTGTATAGCAGCTAATAAAACAATATTACGAACCTCTAAATTTTTAGTAATATCCTTAATTTCTGTATCTATTTTATTAATAGTTTTAGCCAATATTTGTGCTGTGTGATCTGTCTTATCTTTTACTTTAACAACTTTAATATCTTCTTTTTTAATAACTTCTTTAGTTGTTTTTTCTTTGGGTTCGGTGTCAGTATCTTCCAAAATCTTAACTGGAGTTTCCTCTTTAACTACTTCCTCTTTAGCCTCAATTCTTACTTCTTCAGTAGCTTCTTCTAAAAATGCTACAGCAATAGTCTCTGGCTCCTCCTCTATTAATGGAGTTTCTTTAACCAATATGGGTGTTGAACTAGGTAATTCTTTTGTATCTTTGATAACTAAAATAGGTTCTTCGACAATTAAAGTAGGCTCTTTAACTACAATAATTTCTGGTTGTTTCATTGGTTCTTCAACAATAAATACTGGTAAAGGTTCTATTTTAATTTCTTCTCTAACTTCTATAATAGGTTCGTCAAATTTTAATTCTTCAAAAACTACCTCATCAAACTTAGGCATTTCAAACGTAGGTAAATCTTCAATTATATTCTGTGCATCTTCAACAATGTTATTTTGAATATTAATAGCAACGGGTTGATTGTCATAAGTAATTAATAATAAAGGTTCTTTAAGATCAGCTGCTCTATGAGATACACTAACAGAGGCATTACCCGCAGCTGTAGAGTTAAACTCAAATCTATTTTTAATTGTGTAATCTGTGTTAGCATTTAAACCAACAGAATAAATATTGTTACCCGTGCTTTGAAATGCACAGCCATTATAGGTAGCGCAAGAACCCGTAACTGTTTTAGTTTGGGTGGTAACATTACCAGCAGTATCAGTAACAACTTGTTTCATCACTACATTTTGATCGTTACTATTCCAGAACCAAACTTTAGCAGATTGAGTGGCACTAAAGCCATTTTGTATTTGAGCTTCAGTTAAACCAACATTTGTACTTAAACTTAATGGAGTAATATTTTGAATATATCCTCCATCAAGACCCGCAATAATACCCGTGCCGTGATTGTCTGAGATTTGACCCTCCCAATTATTGTTGGTTGTAAAAGTTTGATTAATTATATTTGATGTAGTTACTTCTTCAGCTTTTAATTTAGCTGGAGAATACCAACAAAGAATACCCCACAAAATAGCCATGATTATAATTATGACTTTCACTTTGCTAGCCTATCCATGTGATGATAAATTCTGCCAATAACTTTATCCAGATCCATTAGCTCTTGTTGGAGCATCATTACAATTACTTGTATTTCAACGAGTGTGATTACTACCCAGGAAGCTAACCCCATAAGCAATGTGCCAAGCAATGCAATTAACATTGTGTTAGTTTTTCTACTCATTAATGCACCTTTATAGGATCTATAAGTTCTATTTTAACTTTAGTTTTTTCAGCTTTAATTCTTTTTAATTCAAATTTTAAATACTGTTCGTAAGTCGGCATCTTGCCATTGTATTTATCAAACAATAATGCTGTAGCATTTTTCCCAATTTGACCCGAAATCGGACACGGAGTATTGGCTGCGTATGCAGACATAGCTTGAAAGACATCTGGGATTTGGCAAAGTAAACTAATTGAAGCTACTTTCATTCCCATACCATATAATGCTTTGGATAAATTAATTTTTTGGCAGACGGGATCAATATAATGTTTTCCAGTTGCAACACCCACTCCAAATGTTTGAATAGAACCAGAAATAGCCATACCACAAGTGTTCATAGAATTTAAAGATGGAGCATTAGCACTATATGGAGCTGATTTTATGTTAGATGTATTGGTAGAATTGCTTGTTGTGTTGGATGATGATCCATCTTGAAAGGTAGTTGTGCTAGTCATGTTATCTATTTGGGAGTTAGATCCATTGACGTTATCTTGATTAATAGTATCAGCCATTGCAGCTGTACTTAATATTAAAGCAAGCCAAAAAATACCAAGAAATATATATGTAATTGTTTTTATCCATTTCATGTCTCTGCTTTCTTACCTTTATTAATACCTTTTTTAATGATGTAGTTTTGAGTGCCGTTAGCTCCCGTCTGAACTTCTTTTTTTAAGAACTTAAACAAATCCATTTCTTTTAATTTCTTTTCTGTGTGTTTAATAAATTGTTCTAATACTTTGTGATCTCTCATTTGCTTTTACATTTACAACGTGGAGCAAATATCCATTTAATAAATCTTTTTATCATCTGCCACCGCCTTTATATCTTGTTTGTTTCTTCTGTCTTTGCTCACTTTTGTTTTGAGATTTTTTGTGTATGCCACGTTTGGGTGGTTTATCTCTAGGTGTAAATAATGAAAAGTTTTGTTTAGCCATTTAATTTTGCTTGTTCTGTATGTTGTTTACCCATTGAATTACCATCCCAATTAGAACTAACATGAGTTGGCTCTACATCGTTTATCCAATGTTGAATTGATATGAATGCACCACCATTTTTAGAAGCCGTGCCACCATGTAAGTCGTTTGGTTTAACTCTTATTGTTTGATAAGCATTAATTGGATAACCATCTTGTTCCTCTAATGCTTGTTCTTCTGTCATTACTGTTTCTCCAGAATGCGTAAACTTCATACCATATAAAAAGCACTCGTAACTATCTACATCTGGATGAGTATGTTCTGGTATAACTAAATTAGGTTGACATATAAAAAGCTCAACCTGGTATGGTTTAGATCTATATAAAACTATACCACTTACACCTTCTATAAATAATAGTGGATTTTTAAATGGTGTATAAAATTTATTAACTTCTCCAGAGTTTAAGTACCAATCTGCAAAGTGTGATAACTCATCCTCTTTAGGATCAATCATTTTTTCTTTCTATCAAGTACGGATTTTGTAACCTTACTTCCAAAGCTAGCCGTGAATACAATGATAACTAAATACCAAACGCTATCTGGTAAATCATTTATGATTGCTACCCACTCTCTAAAGTTTTCTCTTGTACTTGGGAACCATCCCGTTGTGAGCATAGAAATTAGCCACACCATTAATATCTCGTCTTTATAAGATTGATCCTGGCTTTTGATACGAGCAACATCTGTATCTTTAGCCGCTTCTATTTCGGCAGCTCTAATAACTTTTACCTTTTCTGCTTTGTGTTTAAAGTGATCTGTTGCTTTATTTAAAACCATTTTAGTTAATGGATTTTTTAATAAACTTAATAAGCCTATCATGCGCAACTCCTCATTAACTCTGCTAGGCTTTCACACCTTGATGTTGTTTGACTATGCCAAGCACTATCAATCATTTCATCCGCAGCTTTATTGTAATCAGCTTCTTCAATACCTTCCCACATCTTTTTAAATTTCATTATTCTAGGTTTCCCAAGTTGGAAACACATTTCACAAATGATACCTTTAACTGTTTCGGGTACTGCTAGTTCTTCCAGTAATTCTTCAGCAGATGTAAGAGCAATTTGGAAATCATTGTCGAACACAGTTTCAAGCTGCTCTTTAGGATACGCCACACCTTCCACAAAATCATCGGTAGGTAGAACCAGATGGCCATAACCAACTGTAGCGAAACCCAGGCTATCGGAGTACACAGTATCCCTATACCCTTCGTGTTCCTTAATTCGTTGTTTAACTTCTTCCATGTTTCATTTACCTTCTGGCTCAAAATTAATAATTTTGACACCTAATCTCTTTTGCTCGCCAGTTCTAGCTCTGGCAATTTTATAACCGTTCTTGCGGTAGTTTCTTGTTTTGACATCATAAGCCGTGTACTCCCCCGTCTTTATGTTGAGAACTAATATGTCTACTGGCCCCCCGCCTATGGGGGTAAAGACTATTAAGTTTGGATCCTTTGCAAATTGTGCAGCAGCTAACAGTTCGTTAGATAAACCTTTAGCATTAGTAATTCTATTTCGTGAAGTAGTAGAGGATTGAGCCAAGTAAACCGCCTATAAATATTATTATTGCAGCAGCACCTTTTCCCCTATTCATATCTGATTTTAATGATTTAATATCTTTACTCATTTCATCAATTGCTTTGAACAAAGTTTTCATTCGTTCAGCACAAACTTTTTCATGGTAGGATATTCTTATTCCATTATGATCTTGAACATTTGAGTGTACTCTATCTTTTTTTGTCATTCAAAGTTTTGTTAATTTTAAGGTTTTGTTGGCCAAGTAGCATTCTCACATTTGGCAACTGTATCTTTACCAGATGGTAAATCTCTTAATGCTTGTCTGTAAGTAGTCATATCAGAAGTTAATGTTGCATCAGATAAAGCCAGGTAATCTGTTTCAACTAATAGTCTATTTCTCTTACCTCTTAATTCAGCTAATGCTCTTGCTGGAGCAGCGGCTAACTCAGCTGCTTCTTCATTGTCTCTAGCAGTTTCTTCAGCTGCTGTGAATTGTACGTTAGTTCCATTTATATTATGAAATCTTGGCATAATTTATTCCTTGTTAGTTGTGATTGTTAATTGTTAAGCAATACCGTAGAGGCAAATATCTCCAGCATCTATGTTGCCAGAACTCATCTTGAATTGTATTTCGTCAATAGCAGCAGTTGTGTTTATATATCCAGCTATAAACATATTCCATGAGTAAGCACTATTAAGAACAAATTGGTTTCTTGACATAAAATGTTTTAAAAAAGTTGTAGAACTTGGGTTAAATAAATGTAAAGAACCACCACCATTACTGTCATTATCATTATCCATATAAGGCATTAATATTTGAAATGCTGTTCCTTGTGCTTGGTCACTTCCTGTACCATAACTCAAATTTGTTGATCCACCTTCACTATGATAAGTTCTAAATGCTGTTGAGGTAATTGTTTCATTAAATCCGCTTGCACCAACAGCATTTGTTTGAAATGTAAAATGTGCATCATCACTTGCTGGGTGTATATTTTTAAATGTAAATACATACTCCTTATAAGTATTATCCAA